GTGGGTGCATTGGTGTACTGCGGGTCAAGCGTCGTGTTTGTGGACGACATGTTGACGTTGCAGTTGTTGGTGTTGCCGTAAAAGTTGTTGCGCGCTACCCGGGTCGCGCTGTTCACGGCGGCGGCGGAATTGGCCGCGCCACTGACATAGATTCCGTACTTGCCAGAGCCCGTGATGTTGGTAATCAGGTTCTCAAACACGAAGCTGTTGTAGTTGCTGGTCATGGATATGCCATGCCCGGCGCAGTTGTAAATCGTGTTGTTGGTTACCAGGCCGGGGGCGTTCAGATAAGACTCAGTGCCCAGTGTGATGGCATCGCTTGCGAGGCTTTGGAATACGTTGCCGTCAATCGTCATCTGCCCAGCAGACACAGAAATGCCGGAGTAACGCAGGTCTTTAAACAGGCAGTTTTTTGCTGTCTGGTAGCGGCCCGTTGTGACATCCTGAATGATTGCCGGGCGCGTGCCAACCGTCTGCGTTCCGGTATTGATAAACGAACACCGAACCGGCGATGTGTTCATGAGCTGCGAGGCATCAAAACCGGCTTGGTCAAACACGCAGTTATAGGCAACATTGTTGCCGGATACGGTGCCAGACACCACGCCATAGGTCGTGTAGGTGCTGGCAGTCTGCGTGAAGTAGAGATTTTCCAGGCTCAACGCATTGACAGAAGTCGAAAACACCCAAATGCGCCCGGTGTGACCAATGCAGGGGCGTCCGTTGTAGCCGATGTAACTCAGGCCAGAGCCCACGTTGGTGGACGCAACGCCCCAGTTGTAGTCAATGCCTGCGGGCACATTCGAGCCCTGGCCACGGATGTAAACCACATTGCCAGCTACTGCGCCCCAAGGCGCCGATCCGGTGATGGAAATGGCACTGGCCACAGCGCCGCCGATCTTGGCCACGCCGCTTGAGCACGCCCCCGTGGCGCCCGCAGCGCGGTCAACCGTGATGGTGTTGGTGTTGGTAACGCCTGTGATGATGTAGCGGCCCGCCGTGAAGTTGGTTCCGCTGGCGATATAGATTCCGTTTCCAATCATGGCGCTGGTAAACCCGCCCGTTGCGGATGTAAGCGTGGTCCATGGTGTGCCGGTGCAGGCCAGATCAGTGATGGCAAGCTGGGCCGTGTCTTGGTCGGTGTAATCCGTACCGGCTCCCGACACTGTGGGGTCAAACAGGCCAGAGCAAAGGGTGTCAGAGCCGCCGATGCGGACGCGCCATTGAGCGCCTGCGCTGATAGCCATTTAGATCACCTCCACAATCGCGCCTTGCAGCGCCAGGGTGTCGAGCGTGCTCCACGATCCGTCTGCAAAGTACACGGTTCCGTCTGCGTCAACGCCAGCGATTGAGACAACACCATTGCGGGTGATGCGGTGCGTGCCAGATGGCCTTATGGCATCTAACACCGGCAACTCAATCGGCGGCACATACAAAATCTCGGCAGCGCGGCCAGCGGCGATCAGCCCGCCAGCCTCCAGCATCTGCAATGCACCGATGACGCGCGGGTCTTCAAGGTCTACGCTGGTGCCATCAGGGTCGGGTGTGGCCCAGTCGAGCATCTTGACGAACATTTCAACCTGCACACTTTGCTTGGCGGCGGTGAGGATGTTCACAAAATCATTGCCAAGGCGGGCAATGAACCCTAGTTTGGTGAGTCTCATGGCTTATGGCTCGTAAACAGTTGTGGTGCTGACAATCTCGTCATTGGCATCACGCTCCACGGTCTGCACCGCTTTGGATGGGTGGGTGTTGTTGACGGTGACAGGCGCGGGCTGGACATCGTTGGTGATGTTGATCACGGGCGCGGCGCTGGCCTGCGGGGTGACAATGTTTTCGACGTTGACGGTTGGCGCCGGGGTGGTCAGGTTAACCACGGGGGCAGCCTGCTCGGGCAGGTGGTTGTGTATTTCGTAGCGCTGCTCGGGCAAACTCAGGTTGACAACCGGCGCGGGCACGGTGATGTTTGGCGCCACTTGTTCACGCTGGGCCATGGCCATGACGCCCGTAGCCATTCCAATGATGGCCTGCTGGTGGGCGGCTGCGTTGGCCGCAGCCTCTTGCAGTGCGGCAGCGTCAGGGGGCGGCGGGTTGGCGTTTGCCGATGCGGCGCCTTTGTCGTTGGCTGCATCGCTGCTGAAAATCAGCTCTTGGCGCTTGACTTCTTTGCGCCACTGGGTGATTTGCTCCAACACATCGCGCGGGTTGCCGCCACGGCGGCGGATGGCTTCGACTTCGCTGGCAAACCCGGCTTTGCTCAGAACAACCAGGGCCTCGGCCTCTTTCATGGGGTCGATCCACGGCATGGCCTGGGCGATAAACAGGGCGTCGTTTTCAGTGCCTGGCTGCACGTCTTTTGGCACGGGCACGCGGCCACTGAGTGCGGCAGCGTTGACAAAGCCATTCCAGCAGGGCTGCACAAACAGGCCGGTGAATGCGTCTGTCAATGTGGCGTAGTTAATCCACTGCTCGACCAACTCCTGGCGCTGGGCGGAATAGGTGCCGTTGTAATCGCGGGCAATGCTGGAATAGCTTGCACCCACGCCAGCAGCCACAGCGCGCAATTGGCCCTGGCGGAATGTAACTACATTGGGGTTTGGGCGGTTGCTGTCGATCAGGCCAATTTCTTCACCCACGGCCAGGCCGTCAATGATCATGCCGGGTGTCAGGCGCAAATCGCGCGGGATGACGTTGCCATTTTCGTCAGTGGTGGCGCTACTGGGGTCATAGCCCTCGGGGTTGGTCTTTTTGACAAAGGCGGTGAGCGCGGCGGCCACTTTGGCGGCAATGCGTTCGCTGTCCTCATAGTCCTTGATGTCTTCAAGGCGGCCAATGATGCTGGCAAATTCGCTGATGCCGCGCATCTGGCCAATGCGGTCGCGCAGGGCGACATGGATCACTTTTTCAGCGGGAATGCGTTTGAGTTCACCGACGCCAATCAGGGTGGGGACGGTGCCCTCAAGCGGGTTGCCTTTGTAGCTGTAGTACGCGGTGGGCTTGCCCCAGGCGTTGCGTTCTATGCCCTGGCGGATGCGCTCGCCCTGGTCGTAGGTGAGGGGCACAAGGTCGGCCTCGAACATCTCCAGGCTGTAGGGCACAGCGCTGCCATGGGTGAGGCCGGGCACGAAACCAATGAGTTCTTGGGCAAACACCTCCCCATCGCGTAGCCAAGTGCGGGCACAAAGGCGCTGCATGGCCGCATCGGTGTGCAGGCCGGTGACTTCGGGGGCGGCACGCCATTCGCGGTGGGCGGCGCGCAAGGCGCTAGCGTATTCTTCATGAATGCTTCCATCGCGGCGGCGCGGCTGGGGTTCGACACCGATGCCGTTGGGGCCGACGATGTTGTTGGTCATGGTGCGCAGGATGCCGCGCGCTATGTCGTTGTTGCGCTCCATATGCCGGGCCTGGGCCATGAGGGCGGCAGCGCCCTGCAGCACGATCTGGTTTGGGCTGAGTCGGTCGGTGTAGAACTTGCGCGAGCGTGCTGGTGAACTGGCCTCATGGGCGCGTGAACTGGCGCTGATTTTTTCAAGCGCATGGCGGGCGCCAAAGCGCTGCAGGCCCGCCACGGGCGAGAAAAAGCCGACAAGGCGGTCAACGATGTTGGGCGCGGTGGATTTGGCCATGGAGTGGGGTCTAGTTGAAGCGGGCGCTGGTGAAGGTCAACCCGCCAACAGTTGGCAGGCCGCTGGCGGCAGCACTCAAGCGATCGACGGTGCGCTGCCAGTTGGCAATGCCTTTTTGCACCAGGGCGAGTTCGGTTTGTTTCTCCAAGCGGTCAATGCCGGGGCCGCCCAGGCGCACTTCCTGAGCCTCCAGAATGCGGGTTTCGGCGGCCTGGTATTCGGCCAGCTTGGCTTGGGCTTCGGCTAGGGTGGTCATGGGCGCTGACCTTAACGCTGCACCTGTCTAGTTTTTAAGCAAAAAACTAGACTGTTTTTAGGCTTGCGGGTTTCTGATGATCTGGTACAGGCGGCTGCGGCTGATGCCGTGCCTGCGGCAAACTTCTTCGCGGTTGGTGCCATTGAATTCGCGGCGGATAGCGTCGTCGCGCGTTTCAAAGTCAGTGGGGGCCGGGATGTAAATGCGCTGCGCCCCTGCCCGCTTGCGCCAGCCGCGCACCAGGGCGGTGGCGATCATGGCGGCGAATTCGTCATGTAACCCAGTTTCTACTTTGAGAATATCCTGCATTTCTTTTTGCAGAAAAATGGCACTGGATTCTTCACGGGCTGGGCTGGTGGAGTGGTTTGGCATGGCGTAGTTTGAGGTTAAAGGCGGCTGCTCCAGCCTTCAGGGGCGAATGGGCTGGGGGCGAATGGCGCAGCGGGGCGCCGTGGCTGGGCTGCGGTGGCGGGTTTTGGCGAATCAAAGGGTAGGCTTGCGCTTGTCTGCTGAGCTGGTGCAGCTACTGTTTTAATAGCATCTACAGACAGGGTGGACAGGTCTATAGTGTCTTCGGGGTGGATTGTTTTGGCGGCCTGGTCAGCTTTGGCGGCTTGCTCGAAAAGGTTTGGCTCGACTTGTTGTTCAAGCAGGCGCCATTCGCGCTCTGTTTTGCGGTGTAGATCAAGCACATGGCTGATAAAGATGGCGTAAACGGTGCCGTCCAGCGGTTCGTTGCGCTGCTTTTTGGGATTGACCCAGCGGTAAATGTCACCCGTGGCAGTGCGGGCGAGAACGCGCACCTCGGCGGTCAAGCCTTTGAAGAATTCAAGCGGCAGTCCGTCGCTAAAGTGGACAAAGCCGGGGCCGGGCTGAGTGACTTTGAGGCGGCCAAAAAATAAGTCTTTGGCGGTGTCGGTGCCGACCATCCATAGCTTGACGCCACGTTTGACGATGCGCCCGGCGTGGTTGATGTCCTGATAGGCGCCTTTGCCCTTGATAGGGTCGCCCTGTTTGCTTGAGCCCTTGAGGGCGATCAGGCGCATGTGGCTGCGGTTGGCGTAGCTGTGGACAAAGCTGTACGCCTGGTGGGTGAAGTGGCCACCCGTGTCCACGCCCGCACCGGCAATGCTGATAAGGGGGCCGTTTTCGTGCTGCAGCGGGGTTTGCAGCACGTCCCATAGTTTTTTCCAGTCGCGCTCATCGGCGGGATTGGCATCGAGCACGATGTAACCCACCGCCCACATTTCTTCACCCCGGCCAAAGGCCCACAGGATGATTTCAAAGCGGTTATCTTGCACGTCGACCCCAGCGCACACCACCAGGCCGCCCACGGGCACGGTGAGCATGGGGAATTTTTCGGCGCGGCGTTGCAAAACATGGGCCTCGGCCTTTTCTACTTCGTCCTCCCAGGTTTCGCCCAGCGTTTCGTTCACAAACGCTTTGAGCGGGCCGCGCATGCCGTTTTTGAAAGCCACGCGGGCGTCCAAAAATTCGCGCACGATGCTACCCCAGGTGACTTGCGGGCTGATGGCCGTCCAGCCGTAAAAGCCAACATGGCGCGGCGGCAGGCAGGGGGTGCCGTCTGCGGTGGTCCACCAGCTTGTGGGTTTGTCGGGGTTGGTGGCGTCGTGCTCCAGGCGCCATTGGCCGCATTCGCTGACCCACGCACCCGCGTCGGCCACACGCAGGTAGTCGGCTTGGGTGTAGCCCTCAAGGCAGTGGGGGCAGTGGTGTTTGACGGTGCCCTCAGGGTCTTCACCGTCCCACTTAAAGCCGTGTTTGTGCTTTTTGCCGCC